CTTTATATTATACGGCGATTATTATTACGAGATAGTCAGCACAGAATGGTCTAGACAATTGTTTGGTCAAATTGATCACACTTTTGAGATTGTTGCTACTTGCTATTATTCACGAGAGGGTTTATTCGATGCCACCTGATAATCCAAGGAAACAAGATCTTGCTAACTTAAAAAACTTTGAGTTAATGCCTTCCACGATTGAAACAATTGATCGTGCCCTTTTTGATTATATTGATCAAGAGTTAAATGTTTTTTGCACCACAAACAAAGGCTTCAAAAAGGTGCCTTTTATCTGGTCCGGTGCTGAGAGAGCATACCAAATAAAACACAATAGAGAATTAAGAGATGTTAATGGCTGGTTAATCTACCCAATTATGAGCCTTGAAAGAACTGGCATCTCAAAAGACCTTTCCAAGCGTGGTGCTTACTATGCCGCTGTTGATAATCAAGGAGATAATAAGGGCGGCTCAATGACGATCGCCCGAGAAATTAAACAAGACAAAACAGCTAACTTTGCTAACGCAGATTCTAAGCGACTTGTTTTAAACGCAGTAGGGACAAATCAAAACAATTTCCCACGACAAAATAAGAAAGTTGTCTATGAAACAATTACTGTGCCAATTCCAGTTTATCTTGAGGTTGCCTATACACTAACTGTAATGTCAGAATATCAACAACAGATAAATGAAATAATCACTCCGTTTATGACTAAGACCGGTGCGGTCAATTACTTTGTTGTTGAAAAAGATAATCATAGGTTTGAGGTTTTTCTTGAATCAGATTATGGCTTAAATAATAATGCCTCATCTTTGTTAGAAGATGCCCGAGGTTATGAAACTGAAATCAACTTTAGGGTCATTGGATATATTATGGGCGCAGACAAAAATGAAGAGCGTCCAAAGGTAGTTAGAAGGCAAAATGCAGTAGAAATAAAGTTGCCAAGAGAGCATGTTATTTTCGGAGATATCCCAGAACATCTACACATCAGCGGTAATGTTCCTTTTTATCGGGAGTAAAGGTTATATTTAGGACTTTCAGGTTTTTCTCAACTATTTATTTACGATAATAAGAATATTTTTTATTCCTTAGTACATATCGAAGAGCGACAAGGAGACACTTCATAATGTCAGTTAAATCTTTCAAGTTTATTTCACCAGGCATATTTATCAATGAGATTGATAATTCGCAACTGCCTGCTGTAGCAGACGAAATGGGACCAGTGATTATTGGTAGAACAGAACGAGGACCAGCAATGCGTCCAGTTAAGGTTAACTCCTTTTCAGAATATGTTCAAACTTTTGGTAATCCAATTCCAGGTGGTCAAGGTGGCGATGTCTGGCGTGATGGTAACTATACCGCCCCAACATATGCCGCATATGCTGCACAAGCTTACTTAAGAAATAGTAATGCCGTAACCATGATTCGTCTTCTTGGTGGACAGAAAACTGGTCTTTCCTCAACCGCCGCAGGACGCGCAGGTTGGGAAACCACTAACACTGCGGGTACAGCCGTTGAGAACACAAGTATAGCTAGTACCAATGGTGGTGCATACGGGTTATTCATTTTCAACTCTGGCTCCAACGGGCTTGGTACTCTCCACACGGGTACTCTCGCCGCAGTTTGGTATCTAACAGAGGGATCAATAGAGCTTTCAGGCACAGTTAGAAATACTGCTCCTCAAAATTTCAAATCAACAGGTTCCGCAATTTTATTTGAAGACTTAAACCTTTCTGGAGTTGCCGGGGCATCTGCACACGAATATAAAGTTCTCATTAAAGACTCCAGCGGTGTGCTTCAAAAGGAAACAGCATTTAACTTTTCACGTTCTAGCGCAAAGTTCATTCGTAAGATCTTTAATACAAACCCAACATTAACGAATGGTGATGTCACAAGAACAGCACAAAAGAAGTTATATTGGCTTGGTGAATCTTATGAAGGCACCGTTGCTGATAAAATTACCTCTACCAATTCTTATGCAGCAATCCTTGGATTAGACAGTGGCTCCGCCACCCAGTATTCCGCCGCAGATTTCCGTTTCGGATTTCAAGCAGCACAAACTCCTTGGCTTCTCTCACAAGACCTCCAGTCTGCTTACGCAGGCTTCGTTGCAGACGCCCAGACAAAGTTATTCAAGTTTCATACACTTGATGCTGGCGAGGACGAACAAAAGAAAATTAAAATCTCTATCTCTGCTATCAAAGTATCCAGCAATTCTTCAGATCCTTATGGTTCGTTTAATGTTGAAATACGAGATGCTAGAGACAATGACAACGCTCCCATAATTTTAGAGCAATTCAGCGCTGTAAACCTTAACCCTAATTCTCAAAAATACATTGCCAGAGTTATTGGTGACCAATTCCTTGTATGGGATGACACCGAACGCCGTCATCGTGTTTACGGAGATTATCTTAACGCATCTAATATTATTCGCATTGAAATGAATGAGGATGTGGCTGCGGGTGCAACCGACCCAAGGTTGCTTCCATTCGGTTCTTTCGGACCCGTGCGATTCAAGAGTTGGGAGTATACATCAGGTTCTGTTGCTCCTGCTAATATATGGGCGAGAGGTTCTGGTAGTATTCCAAACGCAGGTTATCCTGGTGCAATTCAAAATTACGGTTTCTTAGCAGTCTCCACTTCCTCTCTCCATGACCCTGCTGGTGAAGAGACTCAGTTTACTGGTTCGTTTGCTTACCCTGCTATCCCCCTTAGAGTTAGTGCTTCCGATGGAGACATTCCAGATCCAAAGAACGCATACTTCGGCATTGATACAACTCAGACAACGAGCAACCGTTTTGAAGACAGCTATGCCGAACTTGTTAGAGCACTGCCCGCCGCAGTGGATTCTTTCACCACCACTAACGGCACCGAGTTTTCGTATGTGTTTACACTTGATGATATAAAGGCATTCCCACCACAAAGTAAACTTGCTGTTTATAGCTCAGGTTCGCGAAATGCAGGAACCTCGTTCACTGCTAAGAGTGGAAGTTATGAGGAAGTTCTTGACGCAGGCTACAATCGCTTTACCATTCCATTGCATGGCGGTTTCGATGGTTTAGATATCACCGAGAAAGAAGCTTTTAATAATACTAGAATGGGATCCACTGATTCTACAAGTTATACATATTATAGTGCCCGTCGCGCTATCGATACATTAGTCAGCCCTGAGAGTGTTGAATATAACTTAATGGCAATGCCTGGTATTTACAAGGAAGCTGTTACAGCCCATATGATTGAGGTTTGTGAAAGTAGAGGTGATGCACTAGCAGTGATTGATATTGATAGTGGATATGTCGCTCAAACCGAGAACACAGAATCTCAACAAACAAACGCGGGCTCTGTTTCGACAGCAGTCACCAATATGAGAAATCGTCAACTTAATACAAGTTATGGTTGTGCCTACTATCCTTGGGTCCAAATCCGCGACACTATTAGTGATAGCTTGCTATTCGCTCCACCTTCTATTGTTGCTCTTGGAACATTCTCCAGCGCACAAAGAAGTTCAGAACTTTGGTTTGCTCCCGCAGGTTTCACCCGTGGTGGGCTCACTGAAGGCTCCGCAGGACTTCCAGTTATTCAGACGCGAGCCCGCTTGAATTCTAAAGAACGCGATGATCTTTATGAATCAAACATTAACCCAATCGCAACATTCCCAGCAGAGGGCATTGTAATCTTCGGACAGAAGACACTTCAAGTTACCCCATCTGCTTTAGATAGGATTAATGTTCGTCGCTTGATGATCTTTGTTAAAAAAGAAATCTCAAGAATATCGGCAAGACTATTATTTGATCAAAACGTCCCTGCTACTTGGAACCGATTCTTAGGTGAGGTTGATCCTTTCCTTAGATCTGTCCAGTCCAGACTTGGATTAACTGATTACAAGGTTGTGCTTGACGAAACAACAACAACACCAGAATTGATTGATAGAAACGTTATGTATGCGAAGATCTTCTTAAAACCAGCCAGAGCAATTGAGTTTATCGCACTTGATTTTGTTATTACAAATACAGGCGCAGGTTTCGAGGATTAATAACTAAATGACTATATACTATACAAACAGGAGAAATAAGTAATGGCAGATAATTTTTGGCTTAATCCCAGCTTTGAGCCCAAAAGACAATTTAGATTTTTAATCGAATTGAGTATCGGAGGTCAGAACTTACAATTTCTTGCTAAGCAAGTTGATCGTCCCTCCTATACGATTAGCTCAAACCCTCATCAGTTTTTTAATCATACTTTCCACTACCCCGGTAGACTTACTTGGAATTCAATTAGTATGACCCTTGTGGATCCTGTTAGTCCCAATGCTTCTGAAGTACTTTATAAGTATCTCGACACAATTGGCATTGCCAAGCCCACAAGTCAAGCTACTGCAACCGCTACAACTATTACAAAATCCTCGGCGACCGCAGGGCTCGCAAGATTGGTAATTAAAGAAATGGGAACAAAGCCCGGTACTGCCGAGACAAAGGTCGAGGGCAACTGGACATTCTTGAATGCCTTCCTTACCGATGTTAATTTTGGATCGCATTCTTATGATTCAGAAGATATGGTGGAAGTTACCATGACGGTCCAATACGACTGGGCAGAATACAGATTGGGCGACGACATCGCCTCTGGCTCCTAAATAATTTTTAAAAACTATTTAAGTTTTTATCTTAGATAAGTTATAATACATATAGACAAAAACAAAGAGGTGTAAATGTCTAGAAATAAACAGCGAGCAGCGGCTGCTGTGTCCTCGACTCCGACTGCTAATTCTGGAGCCGATCTTACACAAGCTTCGCCGTCAACGCTCTCATACGTCACTCCAACTGAGTTTGTAGAACTTCCTTCCCATGGTAAGTTTTATTCACCGGATCATCCCCTTCACGGAAAAGAGACAATTGAACTCCGTTACATGACAGCAAAGGACGAGGACATTTTAACTTCTCGTGCCCTTCTTAAGAACGGGTTAGCAATTGATCGCCTGTTGGAAGGTCTTGTTACTAATAAAGAAATTAATCCAAACAATCTTTTGATCGGAGATAAAAATGCTCTCCTCGTCGCCGCAAGGATTTCTGGCTATGGCGAGGACTATACTGTTGCAGTCAATTGCCCCTCTTGCCACGCGAATAACGAGCATAATTTTGACTTATCAGAACTTTCTTTAAACCACGGTGTCCAACCAGATGAAGACAACACCAGCGGTGTAACCCAAACAGATAGAGGAACTTTTGTTGCGAAGCTTCCAAGAAGTAGTTATTCTGTCGAGTTTAGATTATTGACAGGCGACGATGAAAATTATCTAGCAAAATCAGAAGCACAACTTGCTAAACATAATCTTCCAGATGCTTCGGCGACTACTCTTCTTAAGAGGCTATCTATCTCTGTAAATGGCGTTACCGATGTCGGAGAGATTAATAATTTTATTGACAGCATGCCTGCTCAAGATGCTCGTCATCTTCGCGCTTGTGTTCAAGTTGTAACTCCAAATGTTGATATGACACAGAACATTGAATGTTCCTCATGCGGTGCTGTAACTGAAATGGAGGTGCCGTTTACTTCGGAGTTTTTTTGGCCTCAATAGTGAGTATATGGCAAACGTTTATGAACAATTCTTTTACCTTCAATTTCACGGAGGTTGGAGCTTTATCGA